TGTTTGTAAGCCTTTAATAGAGCTTCATCTCCCGTGGATCTTACTTCACTAGTATCTACTATTACCTTATGACGGATCATTGATTATCCTTTGTATTAATTGTTTAAACGTAACCGGAAGCTTATACTTGCCCCTAGCCACTCTTATATTTTTAGTTTTATACTTCTTTGGTAAAAACTTTAGCATTTCAACTATTGGTTCAATATCTATCTTACTCATAATTTAATTTTACGGCGGACATGATCCAGGTAAACAAGAGATCATAACCTCTACAGTGTCTCCGCTGTTTATAACAACGCCACTGATGGAAGGAAAAGGATCTGATGTAAAAAATTTAGTATAAGAAGGTGCAGGAGCATTGTTAATGTAGATAAACATAGCCCCGCAGTTTCCGGTGCCAGGCAAGTTAGTAGTAACATTAGCCTGTATTGTATTTGACCCTGTACAATTAACTCCATTAGGGCTTGACTTATACCCATATAGAGTAGAAGATAAAGGAAAGGTAGAAGGACCGCTAAGGGTATTCATAAAGAACCCGTTTATACCTATATCGTTAACTGTACCGAATCCACAGCTAGCGTTTCTAACCGTCCAGCTACTACTACATATTGAACCAGTACCACCGCCGCCTCCACCACCTCCTGAACCTGTTACCCATGAAAATATATCAGAATAAGAGCTAGAAGTACTACCTGAACAAGTCATTTGTAATCTAAAATCTACATAAGACCCGGTAGGGTATCCAGTAGTTGTACTAACAGTTATTGGCGAAGTACATCCTGATGTAGTATTATTACCCCAATCAACTCCATTACTAGACGTTTGTGCAGTTATGGCAACGCAATCTGCACATCCGCTTTGAGTAGTAAAGTAAATGTCGGCACTACTAGCGGTTACGGCTACGTTAGTTATGGTTGGAGCACAGCAAAGACTTGCAGTAGGTACAACGGGTGCCGATCCTGTTATAGTTATAATGACGTTATTGTTACAGTATTCACATCCTGAAGTACTATTGGTTAACTTGAACGCTAAATAACTAGCACTGTCTTCTGCAATAGTCACGTTAGCAGTACTTCCTATATTAGGGAGAAAAGCAGGCGATCCGGCCTGTACTGGACCGTATATCGATGCAGTTGTGTATGTTACCACATAGTATGGTCCACTATTTGCACCCTCTGACGTTAATGTTAACCTATATGTACTTGACATAAATTTTTATTAACCCAGGCTTGCTGAAACCCAAGCACTGCCATCGTAAATGAATAATTTTTTAGTAGCAACTGAAAAATATGTGCTGCCTGCTACCGGACTGGCTGATGCACTAAGAGGCATTACAAAAGATCCTGAAGTATTGATTACTACACTGCCGGTAACTTGTAATGAACCTGTTACCGTTAATCCTGCAGAATAATTACCGCTACCACTTACGTCTAAAGAGTATATAGGTACTGATTTATTAATACCTATTCTACCATTAGTTACAGGATTGGCGGAAGATGCGGGAATGATTCCGTTGTTATAAGAACCTGTACCGTAAATTATTCCAGCTATGTTTATTGAATCCCTACGCCCTGATGGTAATGTAACTCCGTTACCTATCATTATATTATTAGTCCCCCATTCACTGCTAAATCCAGCCCAATTCCCTAAGATAATATTTCCTCGGCTTCCTGTTTGGTTATTACCAGCACCAGCACCTAAGCCTATAGCAATAGTAGTATCTAGATTTACTGACGTTGCCCCCGCACTTGCACCTATAAAAATAGATCCACTAGCTTTACTAATTAAAGGAGAAGGAGAGGCGTACCCTAGCCCTGCCGAATTGCCTATAAAAATAGAATCGCTAGAAGAAATAGCATTTTGGCCTGTATAGTTCCCGAGGAAAATCGATTCCTTGGCCTCTCTAGCTCCCTCTCCAGACGCAGCACCTACGAACGTAGAGGAATAGGCGTTTCTGGCTCCGTTACCTGCAGTCGAACCTATAAAAATTGCTTGATATGCTCCCTGAGAATTAACTCCTGTTTGTGTACCTAGTATTATACTTTGTGTTACACTGAAGTTCGTAGGAGTTTCTCCTGGTAGTAACGAGTATATGGTTCTACCACTGGCCGTTACTGCTTGAGCTATTGAAGATGTACCTCCTCCTGCAGCATTTAAAGCATAGGAAGCTGTTAATGCGTTTAACGCATAAGAGGCTGTTACAGTAGACGGTGCCCATGATGCACTAACTGCTTGAGATGCAGTACCAAATAGACTACCGGTGAAAGAAGATCCGCTGATTGATCCATTACTGTTTACGTATAGACCGAGATCATTACCTAATCCGTCCTGTAGCATTGTAGGCGTATTAGATACAATACCCGTATTCGTTGTTAAATGTATTAGTCCTCCGTAGCTCTGACTAATGAAATTACCTGTTAAAGCAGCCATTTCTTATTTTATTTATATTTTAAGCATTTTCCCATAACTGATCTCCAAACTCCCAAATACTATTCTTTTGCTCCCAAACCTTTTGAAGTACGCATGGTCTTGAAGTACGCATGGTCCGTTATTTATAACACTGATTTGAGCATTGTCGTATGTCAAGCTTCCAGACTGCGCACAGAATGTTATTGTACTGAACTCTCCGGGATTGAACGGATTCTCGTATAGTGAAGCAGACTGGACTACGTCATTACATCCTGTCCAATAAATCGAAGATACAGACTGGAAAGTACTAAGCTTAGTTGCTGTAAACGATGTACAAGCCCCTACTAGAGATGCAGTATAAGTAAATTCGCAAGGATCACTAGGTGGTGCCCAAGATCCCGATAATACGTTTGAAATAGTATCTGCAAGTACTGGACCTAGTAACTGTAAGTCACATTGCCCGGTTTTTAGATTATAATTGTTAATAGCTCTGAGGTGATAGTAGGAACCCCTGAACTCGACTATATCATTCAACTCTAGATTTATATAATCACCAATAGGTATTACTGCCGAACACTCAACCAGCCTAGTTCTAGGATTATAAAGTAGTTTTATGTATTGATCCCAATATTCACTTACCAGGTTTTGAGTCGGTGTTGATCCTACAACGGCTATCTCATTATTGTATAGTAACGACCTAGCATTTTCGGTAGGAAAAACTGACTGTGAACCGTTTAGGGTAGAGCCGGAAGAATAGTTATCGAAATACGGGTAGGTGTCAAACTGGAGGTCAGCTACGGCAGTAGTAGAAGGTAGGTTGTATCCGCTGGCCCAATAAGCAGATGCCGATACCAGTCCGTTATAAAACATTATACGGGGAAGAACTTTGGCAGGAGTATAGTTTGCGTCTGCAATAAAGCTAGGTACCCATACCGGGAACTGAACCCCTGTATCAACGTAAGTACTACATGTACCCGTATTGGTAGAGGAAATGGTACCTTGAGTAACCGTAATGGTAGTTCCAGACCTTATACATATTGTTACGTTTTGACCTGGAGGTAAAAAGTAAGGGACCGACACTCCTGTATTGTAGCAGTCGTTGTAGAAAAATATAGCCGTATTACTACCTGCATTCTGTACGTAGTATTGAGTACAAGTACCTGCAGCAGCCGAACCGCTATACACCGATCCATCTATTTGTACTAGAGTAGCAGAAGCGATAGCTTCACTATTTACATCAAGCTTACCTTGTGAAAAATAAGAGGCGCTATCATAGAAATTTGATTCACCGTATGTTCTATTGTTGGTTCTCTTAAAAATTGTAGTAACGTAATCCGTATCTTCTGCATCTTGGAATTTTATTTGTCTGTATGCTAATGAATTAGCAGGAGTAAACGAAATCTTCTCAGCTAAATTTATATACTGATTAAAATCTACTACCCTACCACTCCTATACCAGTCGTTAAATGTTTCACATATAAACTGGTTAGGTACTCTTTTATCCTGATATAAAACGAGATTAAACTTTTTCTGAACTGCCTTGATAAAGTCTATAACTCTAATACCTGAATTACCAGCAGGCATATTAGACGGAATATCCATTATTTGACCGTCAGCTACTTGGTTTACTCTTTTAACTTCTAGAGCACATAGGTTATTACCATCTGGATTCAGATGAACTTGAAAGTTATCTGCACCTACTGCTGTATACCCTATTCTTATCAACTGAGAGCCTGAGTCAATCTCAGGTATCCTAACAGGTACGTTTCTAAAATCTGAAAATATTTGAGTCTGAGTAGTAGTTACATTATTCAGTATATTATTTTCTAGATAATCATTTATTAAGGTAAGAGATGCTGTAGTTACAGTTCCTGTATTCTGATTTTGGAAGTATAAACTAAACTTAGGTACACCGCTACCGAGAGTTGCATTACTTTTAGATACTTGAAAAGCTAAATCGATAGTACAGTTTAAGTATGTAGTTATATCAGTAGCATATTCAGTCTGCCCTCCTGTTATTGTAAATTTATTATCGTAATCGAAGGTCTTGGCTGAGAATAAAAAATCTTGTGTTACGTTATTAGACAGAGTTTGTCTACTGGAACCTGATACGTTAGTTACTCTACCTTGGCCGAAAGTTTCTATAGAGATAGGATATACGGGTGCTCTCAATCCGTTATTGCAGAGTAGATATACTTTATCTAAAAAAGGTTCATTCCAAAAAGAGCCCGTATAGGTATAGCCAAACTGGGAGAATATTGCATCCCATACTTTCTTTAATCTTATAGCAGGTTTATAATCTTGTACCGACAGGCTACCTGATCTTTCATCTATACCAAACCCGGCTACACCTTGGGCATAAGCCATTCTTTGGCCATATTCGGCCATAGGGTAGACTATATCCCCGTCAAATAATAAGTTAGCCCAACTCATAGCTACATTGGCTAGAGAAGAGGTATGGTTATAAATGGAAAGGTTACTTAAATCAGTTAGAAAAGAAGATCTAGTATCAACTGAAAAATTAGATATAATTCCAAAAAGAGTTACTTCGTAGGAATCTACAAACTTATTTTCAATAACGTTAACTTTCTGTAGCTGTAAATACCCGTTAACGAGATAGAAGGAATCAAAGTCTAGGTATGCCGGAACGATCTGATTTGTATTGAAAACATCCGGAGTGTAAACTGAGATGTCGTAATAGTGCTCAAAAAAAGCGTTATTCTTCTTTGTACCAGGTAGAGTTAGCGTCTGCGTGTATGTCCCTGGTATCTCCCCAAGATCAAACAAATCTAGTACGTTGTTAGATACTTTTATATCCTCGTCTCTAAACGTATCTAATATAGTCTGCTCCGATCCTGCTACTAGCTTGCCAGAATAACCTTGTGAAGTAAATACTCCCATTAGATAATAAATTTAAACGGCTGGCCGATATCAAATACTATAGTATACTGGATTAGCTTTACATTTACATGTGTTTTGAACTGAAGACTGTTTGTCTGTATTGTTAAGGGTCTGACATTACCCTGATTATCTATTACCCAGTATATTTCATCCGATACAAGTAACTGTTTGAATAATTCATTGTATCCTTCTTCTAAATAATCCGTGTTACAGGAAAGTACCTCAGTAGCATCTACAATATACCTCTGTTGTCTTGTTTGGAACTTGCTATAGGTTAAAGTTTGTGCACCCCAAGTACCTAGCTGAGGTTGATAAAGACGTTGATCGGTATTAAAGGTAATATCATGTCTCTTATAGAAGTTAAACCAGTCAAACTGCCCGTACTTGTTTTTATAAGCCACCCTTACAGGAGTATAGTAACATTCGTTATCTACTTTATAGGGTAAAGTAGTCATTACAGCCGATCCAGATACTGCTTTAATAACATAGGATGTAAGAGGAAAGCCTCCACTAGCTGTAGGTAAGAGATTCCAATTGTCCCCTGGAGCACCCTTACTGTTATAGACTTGTCTTGAAGTAGTAACGTTTGCTATCTCAGTTATATTGAAATTAGCGTTGTTAACTGCACCGTTTGCATAGCTTGCAGTAACTTGTAAAGCACTTACATAAGGGGCATCAGTTAAACCTCTCCATACAGGAACGGCTCTGTAAGATCCGCTACCTAGTTGACTAGTATCTGTTATTTGAATAGACTGAGTTACCGTACACATATCAGTCATAAACGGATAGCAAGAGTCAATGGTGTATAGCGTAGAGTTTATATCGTCAGGGAATACTGCATACCCGTCATAAGCCTTGAATAAGGTTCCGGAAACGCTACAGGTTGCCTGGGTTAAAACAGAACTGCTAACAAGCTGGCTACCTGAGTAATATTGGAATCCAAACTCAGCTTTATAATATTTTATGTTTGAAGGATTCTCAGCAGAGAGGTCTTGGATCTGAGAGTTTATTAGTCTGCTAAAATCGAAAATACCGCTTCCGGAAGCATTAGGGAACTTTCTGGCCTGATAAATGTAAGAGCCTGAATTTTGTGGTAATCCGTCCCATATATAGAGATTTGCTGTATATTGGAACTCTGATGCAGTATATGCAGTGCTTCCACTCGTTACGACCGAGAATATGATCGGCGACTGTGCGGGCTGTATATCCCCTGGTTTCTGTAGTATTGTAATCGACATATACTTATAACATTAGTATTTGATTCTATAATGCTAGGATTTTAAAGCTGCTGTTACTTTCTGGACTATATCTTTTTTTACGGCTTCTGCAACTAGTTTATTCAAAGCTTTTACTCCACCTGATTTTCTTATTGCAAGACTAAAGAAAGGCAACGGCTTTATACCTTTTTTGTTTATACTCCTAGCTATCAAAAAAGATAAGGATTTGTTAGTTATAAAACGTCCACGCTTATCCCTACCCTTTATTCCCTTAACTCTGACCCAGTTCTCTATAGCAGAAACAAAAGCGCCTTCTGGATTAACTCCTCTACCTGGATATTTTTTCCTACCGTCTGCTACATATTCCCCATAGGATATTGTAGAGAATTCTATATCTCCAGTTTGAACATCTAACTTATAGCTTACAGATCGTACTAACGTACCGGTAGCCTGTTTACCGGCACCTATCAGAATAGATTTTGCATTAGATACTACTAACTGAGCCCATTGCCTTTGTGCTGCCTGTACGTTTTTGCTTAACATGCATTTTCACCGCCTTGTGCTAGATTTGCATCCAGACTGATTATACACATTGGTTGAGGATTACCTACAGTAACATTAATATCGGCAGCCCATCCTGCAAGCAGGTTGCTAAACCTTTCTTCAAAAGGAGTAATTGTAGCAGCTGTAGTTACGTTATAATCTAAAGCCTGAGGATTACGATATACGTAAGAAATAATATCGTTTATAGTTAAGAGAGTAGAGTTATGTACGTCTACTATATTGCTCTGACCTCTATAATTGTAATCTAAAACGTTCAAAGGTCCTATTGAGTCTTCCTGTACTACCTCTACTCTATCCATTACCATTAAAGTAACATTATAGGTCATAAGACCGTAGTCTACTGTAACGTTATTGACAATAAGGTTGGCAAGAGGAAATAAAGTTTGCTTTTCAGTATCTATATTTCTAATATCATCTAGACTGAAAGTAGTAACACTAGGATGTGCACTACAAACGTTATTGAAGAATTGTACAAAGGAATAATAGGTTTGCATTAGAATCTTTTATTTTTTAGTACTCTACTTACTTTACTTCCCTGACCTTTAGTGGTTTGAGCAGGTGCTTTACCGCTCTCTTTTAAGTAGAGTTCTAGTTTCGTTATATTTGCACGCTTAGGCAAATAGCCGGCGTAGTTTTTTCTTCCCGTGTGCTTCTCCATTAGTCTTTATTAGATAACCCAACCGTTTCTATACTGTTGACCCATATCAGGGTAAACGTTATCACTAAAGCCGGTAGTCTGAACGTATTCAGGATACCAGTCGTTATGTGCAACAAGATGGGTCATTAATCTTTCAGCATAATATTGAGCTGTAGCAAGTTCCTTTTGTAACAAAAAGTCTACATCGTTCTTACTAGGCGAACTGGCTTGTTCATTATTAAGGTTCTTAGATATAGAACCGTTACCGAAAGTATAGGCAAGGAAAGGTAAAGCCTCTACCATACCGTAGTGTACAATGGTATCGATTATATACTCGTTTTGTAAGGTTAGATATCTCCCCGTTAAAGTTCCGGCAGCAATATCATCTTGCATCTTATCGAACAATACAGTACCCAGGATAAGCAAGAGATACTTGTCTTGTGCAGTCTTAATAAACGGTATGATCTTTTCTGGATCAATATTGCCGCCTAGAATCGTACGTTTTACGATATCATTCCTTGAGCAGAATAAAATATTTCTTGACATATGTTATACTATTGTTACTTCGTAATTCTCTTTTAATTTAAAGCTATCCCAGTCTCTCTCTATTTTAGATAGACCTTGTGCACCTACATTCTCAGGTCCTACAACGTTACCTATCGTTTCATTAGGATTAGGTGCCATTGCCCCAGGCTCTTCACCGTCTGTAGTTTGAATTTGTTCGTCAGTTAGGTCTGGTGCATCATTTGGCGATTCGATTATCTCTTGTGCTGCTTCAGCTCCTGCATCGGCCATAAGTTCGGCAAGGAATCCAAAAGGAATAAGAGGAACGAAATACAAGTCGCTTGCATCGTATCCGTTATACTCAATTATACCCTGGATTTGCTTCATTATCTCCTGCTGCATTGGATTAATTACCATTGAGTAGAAGATCTCATAAGATACTTTTAACTCGTCAGCATTATTTGAGAAGCCGGAAGCAGTTTTGATACCTAATAATAGCTGAGAGGTAATTCTATGGGCAAGCATTATCTTTCTCGAACTTTCTTCAGCAATAAAGTCATACTGTTGATGCAAGTTTTCTGGTCTCAGCATCTCTACAGTAGTCTTATACTCTGGATTCTCGTTAAAAGAAAGAATAAACTTACCGGCGTTAGTTGTACCTGAGAACTTATTGATAATACCTTGCTCTACGTTATACTGTTCTTCTACTGCAGGTACACCTCCATTAAAGTTAATAATGGTAGAAGGCATAAAGTTATTCCTAATGTTGTTTACATGTAGGTTACTTATTTCCTCCTCTACTGCACAATACTGAATACAAGAATAGTAATCAGGAATGCCATAGTAAAACTTACCGGGCGAATATCTCTTAAAGTAGATTATTTGTACGTCATCCTCATACTGGTTCTGACCAAATGCTGGAATATACTTAGGCTTTACAGCTTTATTGTTCCAGTCTGGTGAGTAGTAAAAGCCAGGTATGTTACCTAACTCGTCTACCTTTTCTGATCTTAAAGTGTCAACTGGAAGATGATAGAAACCAATAATTCTATCCCTCTCTGTATTGAATACAGCCTGTATAGCTGCATTTCCAAATAGCTTATAGTCAAAGCATATCTTTCTAATCTCTTCATCAGTAGTTAATGAATAAAGGTAATCTTCTAGAGCCTTTTGACTCTTTGCCTCAATACCCTTACCGTAAATTAAGTCGGTAGAACTATCAATACATGCCTGGTTTGTAGGAGAGGTTTCATAAGCTTTGATCAACTCGGTAAAGAAATCATCTGCACTTGCAATACCATACTGAACCCAAGCCTTTCTTGATCTAGAAGATTCAGATATCTTTGGTAAGATATATCCTCCTTGGTCAGATAGATTTAAAACTTTTACAGTAGACGGCGACTTTACTGCTCCCTTTTTATTTGTACTCATATTAGTAAATTATAAAATCATTAAATGAACCAGTATAAGAATAGAATGGCTCACTAGTATGTTCGTATGGGCTTTCGTTAGTTGGATATAATTCACCCCTATACAGTTCTACGCACTCTACATTACCGCTACCACTTAACTGGAATAACTGGAATCTGTAGAAATTACTTGCTGAAGTATATAGAGATGCTGTTACATTTAGAAAATCTTGAGCATCGTATGAAGCTGTTACTAACACACTTCCAGATACTAGGCTCTCCTCATTTGTCCAATTCATCTTTACCTTAAAAGGTACAAATGATTGAGTAGGCCTTGTCCTTATTTTGAACTTAATCTGCCCTGGAGGATTAGGTGTGACAATATTCATACTAATATAACACCAATATAAGAATTTAGCTTAGAAAAAAGGAAACCCCCTAGAAAGGGGGCTTCGAGAAGTTATGAGACTATATCAGGAGACAGGGTATTGTAAGCCCCTGTATTAGCTGTTTGTACCGTAAACTACAGTAGGGGCATTATTTACTCCAGCAAAAGGATTGCTAGAAGTAGATCCACTAAGGAAGTTAGCAGGTAAAGGCTCCTGTCCGGTAAATACTGCTGTATATCCGTAAAGATCTCCGTATGCAGTACCAGTGGTAATTGTTCCACCAGTCATATCCGCACCATACTCTTTACCTACAAGCAAAGCATCACCTTGACGAGTCCATACTACAATCTTCGGACGGCCATAGGCAAGAAGTTTAAACTCCTTGGTCATTGTAGCCTCTAGTTTTTTAAGCTGAAGGCTCAACTCCTGGCTGAAGAAGGTAGTACCATTGTCTCTTGAAGTGTTTACTGTCTCTGTGTATCCATTTGTACCTTTCAACTCGTACTTATACGCAGTAGTACCAGAAGGGAATGCAGTAATTACGTCGTTTGCATTTACTGTAAAACTACCTGTGTTGTAGTTAATGAAATACACAGCTTGTAGACCAGCTATACTGTCTTTACAAGGTTCGTTTCTACCTAATGAAATATCACAAGCCATTGTATATTATTTAGATCGTTGTTTAATATTGTTTAGTGAAATCGGGGAGGGATTTTACTCCCTACCCCTATCACATATTGTTCTTTGCTTATACTAAGCTAGAGTAAAGTACGATATCAGATCCGATACCATACTGAACACCCGCTGTATATCGCATGATCATTCTCACGTTCTGAGAACCATCTAGGTCGGCCATATCCAACACTCGTACTTCGTTCTTATCACTCAATAGAGCGGTACCGAAGAATAGGTTAGACTTCTGGGCAGCTACCATTGTGTTAGATGGCATACCAGGACACCATGCAAGGTTGATACCTTGGAAGTTCAAAGGAGCAAATCCAGTGAAGGCGTTGAACTGGTAGTTAGCGTTACCCAAAGCTACTTGGTAAGCTTTTACTACGTTGGTTGGTACGTAGATGTAAAGGTCTTCCTTACCGTAAACGGTGTTAGGAATTGCATTTACTACGCGAGTCAACTCAGCGATTACGTTAGAGCTAGTTACCTGAGTGGCTGCAGTAAGATCTACTACACCTGAACCAGTAACGAGGAGTTGAAGGAATCCGTCGAACTGACCTTGAAGAGTAGAAGAACCAGACCAAATGTTAGTCTCGATCTGCTGTGCTACTTGACCGGCAGTGTTAGCAATGATGAAATCTGTGAAAGTAGGGGGCAAGTTATCAAATACTGATACGCCCATTTCGATAGCTTCCCAGTCAGAGCGGAAGTCTTCTTTGCAGAGCTGGGTATTAACTTGGAATTCCAAAGGCTGAAGAATCTGCTCAGTTAGAGCAACTGATCCAGTAGCAGTGAAGTCGCAAGTTGCATTACGAATAATTCCTGTCTGATTGAGGACCTTTATGACCTCTTTGTACTTGATATTTGGCTTAAGAGTGATAAGCTCTTTATCAAGAGTCGGTGCACTTAATAGGGCAGCTGCGATGTATTTACCGCTAAACTGACCCGCATAGGTGGTTGAAATACTAGTTGTTGTTGGCATTTCGTGAAATGTTTAGTGAATTAAATAATATTGTTAGAGTTTTGAATTAGCAAGGCGATTAAGTACAGTACCCATTGTATTTGCAGGCTTAGCCTTAATCAGACCCTCTAATGTTGGTTTAGCTTCTACGGGAGCTCCGTTGAACTTTTTCTGAGCAGAAAGATTCTGACCGCTAGATCCTTGACCGCCATAGTTTGGACGACCTTGTAGCTGATCTACCTCTTGCATTCTCTTTACCTTCTCTTTTTCGTCATTGATCTCCATTCCCATCTCTTCTTCTTTTTTCATTCCTTCGAAGAGTTGAGCGATGTCTTGACGGAGTTGATTTACTGCAGCCTCAAGTGAATCGAGACGAGCAGAATCACCTTCTTGCATCTTCTCTTCTTTCTTTACTTCGGCAGCTTCATCTTTTACTTCCATGTTTGGATGTTCGGCCATCTTTTCTTTGTAGCCGAGTTTTGTTTGTTTTTCCATTTCTGTTTCGTTTTCAGATGCGAAGTTAATTCTAACAGCTTTAGAATCAAAGTTATCTTCGAGATTCATGCTGGTAATCACTCCGTCTTTGGTTGTTATAAAATATCGTTTAAATCCACCAGCAAGGCCTACTGGAAGATAAACAATGTGATCGGCGTCAGGTGCAGCTACTTTAGATCCATCCTCTCTGACAACAAGCAATGTATGTCCTACATCGAAATAATCTGTCATTACTGGTGAACCGTCTTCTAGCTTACCGTAGAAAGGACCGCCGGCGTTAGCGTTACCGCCCAACTCCACTTGCTTATTCTCCATACCGAGCATTGTGATGATCTTGTTGAGAATGGCTTTAGAATCCATCATACGTTAATTTATACGTTTAAATAATAACGATAACCTATTTTATCAGTTGATTTTGTAATCACTTTTTTCTGAGTAGCTTAGATACAAGAGACCCGGGCTTAGAAATACCCATAAATTCCTTTCTCCAGTCTTTATTACCGGTTAGCTGGATAGACATTTGTTGATAGCAAATTGCTAGGGCTTGATCTTGTTCGTACCCCTCTTCGCCTATTAGCTTAGAGGCACAGCGAGAGATGTATTCGTTCTCTCCTTCTCCTGAGTGTGGTTTTGGTATTGGCATATGATTTAGTTTTACCTACCCTGACCTCTATACTTTTTAGGCCTTGGTGAGTGTTTATTATATGATTTTTTAGGACTACCTCCAGATCTCTTTCCAAAAGTTACCTTATGACTATCGTTTGCTTTCTTTGCCATTTTATTTTATAATACTTCTTCCCAGTTAATAATATCTTCATTCCATCTCCATACTTTGCCGTCATTAGGATGCGGTATTGGAGGAGTCCATTCGAATTTATCGTTTAGGGTATGTGAAGCATAAGGCTGAGGTGGTATGAAAGCATTATTTACTTTATCCCACTTAAAACCGACAGCTGCTACATTCCATACTTCATCGGTATCTTCAATCCACTTAGAAGGATCTCCTAATGCCCCTGATTCAATAAAATCTCTTTCAGCAACAATAACTGTTACTACAAAATTATTTTCGTCTATTAATGCAAAGTTAGCCATATGAATTTTATACTGTATATGCTACAACAACAATACCGCTTCCTCCTGCTCCGCTATTCTGGGTATCGTAAGATCCGCCACCGCCTCCGCCCGTATTTGCCGATCCAGTAGTTGCTTGAGTCGTACCCCCTGCGGTTCTAAATGAACTATTTCCTCCACCGCCTGGTCCTCCGAACCCTCTAATAAATCCTGCAATACCTTGCTCAGGCGTTCCTCCTCCCCCTCCTGCATAGAAGCTACCGGTACCGTCTCTAAACGGCCAAATACTTCCTGAACCTCCATTACCTCCGTTATTATTATTAGGTGAATCTTGTCCGTCTTGACTAGCACCGCCGCCTCCGGCACCCCTCCATTGAGATGCGTTACCAGAATTACCTCCCTTACGTCCTTGAGGGAAAATGTTAGTACCTCCAACGTTTGGCGTAGCTCCTCCGTTACCCGTACCTCCCCCTGATGCACCACCTAATGAACCTGAACTATTACCGCCTCTACCACCTCTACCTCCACCTGCTACTCCAACTGTATGGAGTGAAGACGATGCTCCTGCTGCCGGAGGAGTTCCTCCTGACCTGCCTGCCCCGCCGCCGCCTACTGTAGCTGTATATGTTCCAGGTGTTAATACGAATGATCCTGATGCAAATCCACCTGCTCCACCACCACCATTACTATACCCTGTTTCCCCGCCACCTCCGCCTCCTCCACCTACTACTAGGTAGTATACGGTTAAATCGCCTCCTGTTACTACTAAATTAGCGCTAGAGGTAAATGTATGTGATCTCCAATTTAATCCACCTGAAGTGTAAGAAGCAGTTACGCCACCGGTAGCTGTAGCCGATATTGCAGCTACTTCTGTTTTAAAGAGAGCAAATGGTGTAAATACCGACACTAAATTAAGTTTTTAACGTTTGACAGATAAATAACATTTAACTATATTCTTCAGTACAAGTTACGTTTGCTGTAGAGAATCCTGCTCCTGCAAGTGCAGCACTTTGATTGCCTGCACCTCCTATACCCCTTCTCGCCGTTATCATAGCACACCCACTACTCCAAGACGTTCCGTCATATCTTTCGGTGCACGATATATTATTACCACAAAAACCTCCAAAAATTAATCCGGTATTCTGAGTTCCATTTATACCTGTAGATGCAGCAGATCTAGATCTAATAACTGCACCGCCTGCTGACCACGATACTCCGTCGTATTCCTCTGTACAAGTAATCCAGGTAGGGGTTCTATACCCTGATATAGCTAGGGCAGCGTTTTGTGTACCTACTCCTTGACCTTGTATATTAGCCCTTTGATTAATTAGTGCACCGCCTATTGCCCAGCTAGCTCCGTTATACTCTTCAGTGCAGGTAGTATTACCTCCTCCACCAAATCCCAGTGCTGCATTCTGGGTGCCTGCCCCTCCGGGGTTGGCTCTAGCAGCGATCATACCCCCGCCTGTAGACCAACTACCGCCGTCATATTCTTCGGTTCCTGAACTAGGTGTACCTCCGAAAGATAGAGCGGCGTTTTGTGTACCTGCGCTCCCCATAGCATACCTGGCGCTAATTAGATTACCTCCTCCTGACCAAGACGACCCGTCATACTCCTCAGTACTATTAGTTGACGACGCTGCTATACCTCCAAAAATAAGCCCGGAGTTTAACTCCCCTGCTCCTCCTTGACCGCTACGGCCACAAGATGTTGCACCGCCTACTGACCATACGGGTATAGTAACTGGTACTACAAAATCTCCTACTTGTACAAATCCAAAGGGTGCAAAAACTGGAGGCATTAAATTAAGTTTTTAACGTTTGCTAGATAAACGGTACTACCATCCCAAGATATAAATGTAATTACATCGTTCTTGGCTGATCCTGATGTTGGTGCATATCTAGATCCAGAAACTTGTTTAACATTTGAGCTAAATGATGCAGAAGCAACACCTGCTGTAGTAATTAATAAGTTAACTGTTTGACCTACTTGTGGATTTGTGATATTGTAAAAAGTCGATCCTGAAGCAAGAGAGGTAAAAAAGTTAGATGTACTAAAATCTAGTGATGCTGTAGCTGAAGATATACTTGCCGATACTACATTTCCAGTAACTGACCCTGTTATTACTACTGCTTGGTTAAGTCTGTTTATAAATGATGCAGTACTTGCAAATGATGCTGAAGTAACTGTTCCTGTTACATGTGACGCTGTTGTTGCAAAGCTAGCTGATACTGCATTTAAAACATAAGATGCTGTATTGGCATTTAATGCAACAGATGCACTAATACTTGTATTAGAGATAGAAGAAGAAAGGGAATATGAAGAGCTAATAGCGTTTAAAACGTAGCTAGCTGTAGCTGCTGTACCTGCTGTTTCTGCTCTACTTGCTGAAATTGCATAAGAGGAGCTTAAGGCTGTCCCTGAGAGGAATGATGCAGTTAATGCATTTGTTGCAAAGCTAGCGCTGCCTAAAAGTGATCCTGTAATTCCTTGTGATACGTTTAATGACCCTGTTACTAATACTGGACCGGTTCTGATATCTACTGTACCCCAAAGGGTTTGTACGTCGTTGGCTTGGTCACCAAATATATTTGATCCTGAAGAAACAATGATAGATGAAGTCTGATAAATTACTTCTAGGTAAGCAATACTAGCTGAAGTTACTAGAGCGTTTGAAGCCGTAATGCTATTAACGTTTGTTGTACCATTTACTGTCAGATTTTGACTAACTAGTAAATTGGATGCAGTTATAGTTAAACCGTTTGCAATAGTTGATGCAAAAGATGAAGACAAGGCTTGCAAGGCGTAAGAAGCCGTTGCTGGAACGTTAGCAGCAAAAGAAGCAGTTAGTGCATAAGATGAACTTAGCACACTCATGCTTGATGTCTGATTGTTTCTTACGAAAGAAGAAGTAGCGGCGTTAAGGCTTGATATAGATGACTCGTCTGTAGTAAGTCTATTTGTAATAGATGAACTTACTGCGTTTAGTTGTGCATCGGTTGCAAAGGTTGCATCCAGACTAGCACTAAACTGCTCTTGAGCTGTTATTCTTGAACTAAATGAACTTGAATCGGCATTATAAGATGCTGTACCTACAAAAGAAGTTGAATCTAATCCGTCCAGCTTTCCGGCATTGTCAGCAAAGGCTGCATAAGAAGATGAAGCTATAGACCCTAACAAAAAGGATGCTGTAAGAGCAAACGAAGAAGATAGTGCATAAGATGAACTAGCTTTGATTAGGAGTATAAGAGGCGGTAAGTGCAAATGTTGCAAACGATGCGCTAACGGCATTGTCAATGGGTTCGTCTCTAAATACTACTGAGTTGGCTACATTAGCATTATAATCCCTTAGGATTGCAGGAGTGATTAGACCTCCGTTATTGTTTGGAAAGTCGTTTGTATTCTGGTTTAGGATTTGATTCCTTGTGTACTGAGGTGCTGGCATTTATAATAAGTTTATGAGAATCCATCAGAGAATCCAGAACTAAAAGCCCTAAGCGTTGGGGCTGAAATAGTTACCCCTATTCCTTGATTTATTAAATACCCCTTACAGCATTTCTTACTATAGGTTAACTTATCTGCACACAAGCAAGCCTGAATACTATTTCTTGGAACTGCGCGTCCGTATGAGTGCTTAGGTGCAGGAGGGGTATAACCTTTTAGTTCGTGATTGAATGATTTATAAGGTCTCTTCATCGAGATTATAACCTCTTTTGTTTATTTCATTTATGAAGAGACTGGGCCTGCTTTAGCATCTGAGACTGATGTTGATTGTAATCTTCTAGGTATACTAAGAAGGTAAGGCATTCGTGGATTGGTAGCTTCGTAATAGTATCAAATTTTGTAATGTCGTTGTTAGAGAGGATTGCAATTGTGGTATATCCACTCCATTTTTGGCTAAAGTTTCCAGTAGCAGAGAAACTTGAGGGTCCTTGGTCTTCTTTAAAATCTTTTCCGAATAGTGAAGGATACCTATCAGTAAGTCGCTTTGCAAATTCAAAAAAAAACCTATAGCTCCGAACACTATATCCATCGTTAAGATGTCTTTGAAAAAGTCTATCCTTTCATCGTTTGTACCGGCATAAGGTTCGATAGTATAATACTTGCCGCTCTTTTTTACTATAGGTCTGTATAGGATAGAAAATATGATAGGAATATTATTCCAGAACTTATCCTTAGTGTATGTAGTAAGGTCTAAATACTCGCCGTAAGTCATATCGTCTAAAGAAGGAATGAACCCGTAGGTAACGTCTCCTATAGTAAACTGATTAACCAGGGGCTGGGTATCTGAGGCTAAAAATAGCTCTCCCAGTCTTCCTGATACTAAATCAAAAGTATCTTTGGGTATAGAGTACAGTAACTCTCCTGGTATATTACAAAAATGTAATGCACCTAGTTCAAGACTTACCCTTGCCACCTCTTCAGTACCGTCGTAGGGCTTAGTCATGTTATAGTATTTCATATACTGACTATACTTAATGTCTTTCCAATTTTCCGGAATTGTAATCTCTAGATTCATTTTATCTTATTGACACCCTTCCGCTTCCGGCACTATTACCGGCTTGTCTATAGGATGCACCGTCATTACTTAGTATACTAATATTGAAAGTATTTTGTGGCTTTATTTTTAACATATTAAGTGCTACGTATCTTATCGAGTCCATACCGTGGTTAAAAACATCTACTGGTTGATTGAGCATATTACCTGCACTGTCTTTTCGCCATTTATATCTCTGGAACTCTACTAATAAGTTAGGTGATTGTTTTGTAACATACAACTTATGTCTTTTTAGAATGTCTATACCATTACGGATTGAGTCTGGACCCTTTAGTGCTGGCTTAACGGCATACCCCGACCTTCTTAATTCCTCTATACTTTTAGGATCTGCGCTATCGGCTACAATATCTAACCTCTTATCAAGACTGATTTCTTTCAGCTTCTGAATAAGATCGTAATTAGTTAATCCCCTTTCGTATAGTAGTTCGTCAAAGTAAAGACTGTCTTCCTTTTTCCATACTCCTATCAAAGCAGTTGGATCGTGACTAAATCCAAAGTCTAATCCTAGCCCTATTAATGTAGCATCTTCTGGAGTTGTATCTATCTCTTTTACTGTATATACTAGATCTTTCGTTCCCCCTCTTTCACCAAGACCGTATACCCTCCAATAATCTTCATCAGTCTCTTTTAGCTTAACAATTTCGTCAATAATAGATTGCTCTAGGAATGTATTATCTAGATAAGTACTCTTGATAAAATCTACCTCATCTGACCTTTGATCTATCAAGTCGTATATCCAGCTTATACTATCAGATGGATTATAGTCAGCAAATACTTGCTTGGTTGTACGTACCTGTAACTGAAATATATCTTCGAAAGTTAATTCATTAGCCTCGTTTATGAAA